AAGACGAAAGTCCGGTCACGCGTGGCGTGGTTCCATCCGTCCCCGATGCGGCGGGGACGTTGACGGTTCCAATCGTATAATCCGTTCCTGAGATCAATCGGCTGAATTGGACGTTGCGCGCCGATGTATCATCGGAACAGATCGAGAGTTGTTCGATTCGCATCGCCTTGGTGCCGGCGCTGTTGTCGAACACCACCTTGATATTCGTCGAGTCGGCATTGACGAACGTGACCGCGAAGCCGACGCGATCTTTTGGGAACGTATTCGTGCTGGCCATTTACATGCACCCGTATTGGAGATACTGGAAAATCAACAATTCCTGAATGATTCCCTGCAATGCGTCGTTCCACCCGATGATCTCCCACAACTCGGCGGCGATCGGCTCGGTGGATTGATTGAGGTAGACCCATGCGGTATCCATCTCAGGTCTCCAGGTTGGCCAGACCATTCATCAGGTACGACCAGGCCGCGACGTTCATCACGCGGACGCCACGATGGGGCCGCCGATCAGGCGAACCTTCACGGTCGTGCTAGCCGCCGTGGCGGTTTCCCAGATATTGCCGACGATGAATTTGCCGGTGCCGGCCACGCCCGAAACGGTCGTGATTTTCAGTTGCGAGCCGGTGGAGCGGTACATCGCGCGCAAGCCCTGGGTCTTGGCGCCGGTCGCGACGGCGGCGAGCGAGAACACCCCTTTCAGCGCCACGCTGATTTTTTTGCCGGACCCGGTAGCGGAATCCAGCGCCACGCCCGCGATGCGGTTGATGACCAGAAGTTGGCCGTTCGTAACCGCGCCGCTCGTGGTGTACTGAAAAACTTCGCCGTCTTGTAGGGACTGAGCCATTTTTACTCTCCAAAAGTGCCAGATTCGCCGCCCGGAGGCGGCGCGCCGGATATTAGCTGCCGCGGTACTTGTGAACCGCACGGAAGTCGAGGGCCGAAACGCCGAAGTCGATGCCGGTGACGTATTCGACGCCCTGCCCGTCCCACGGCTGATTCTCCCGCAGGTACGGTTCGGCGACCCCGTTCAGGAACGCGACCTCGAAGGTATCGAACAGGTTGGGATCGGCAAACAGATACCACGCGGCCGTGCCGTTCGTCTGGCCGTCCAACCGAGCGTCAGTGACGACTTCGAACCGACCGCTGAACGGGTTCGGCGGCAAAGTGCCGGCGGTTCCGGCCGGATCGTAGACCGCACTCATCAGCACGCGGGCGGTCGCCTCCAGCGCCACAGGAACGACCAGGTAGCGCGGGCGGATGTTCAGCACGGCGCTGGTGTTCGGGTCGGTCTGCTTCGCCATCGCCGTGACGGCGGTGTTCAGCGTCGATACCGTCGGCGCGGTCGCGGCCGCGACGTAGTTTTTGTGCGTCGCGGTGTTCCACAGCGCGGTGCTGTCTTGCGTCAGCGTCGGGCCGGTCGAATCCAGCAGCGCATAGACCACGTCGCCGATCTTGCGATTGGCGGCCCGCCCCATCAGGCGCGGCACTTGCGTCAGTCCGCCGAGATCGTCGTTGATCAGCAGTTGCCGGCTCATCCGGTACTTCTTCGCGTACTGAACCAGCTTGATGGTTTCCTTGCGGTCGGTGAACTTGCCGTAGGTAATCTCGCCGTCTTCCGCGACTTCCGATAGCCCGGTAAAGCCGCTCATGTTGATGCGGTCGGCGGTTTTGAAGTCCGGCAACTGGCCGCGCCGGGTCCAGGTCGCCCAGGTTTCCGGCGCTTCATCGAAGCCCATCAACAGCGACTTGTTGGCGACGTTGGCGAGCAGGTAGGTGAAATCGGCCGTGGTCTGGCCGTGGGCGCCGCTGCGGGTCGCGATGGCGCGCGTTGCAATCTGGTCGTCCGACATCCGCGCGGTATCGACGCCTTGCAGGCGCAGGAAGTCGCCGGCCAGGGTGGACAGCCGCTTGCCGTACATCCCGCCTTCACGGGCAGAGCGGACGGTTTCCTTGTCGGTGATGATGCAGGCCCGAACCAGGATGCCTTCCTCGGCTCCCCGGAAGAACTTATCCAGCGCATCTTCGGCGACGCGGGGGGTTGCCAGCGGACGCGGCGCGTTGGCCGGAGCTTGGGGAACGGCGCGGGTCGCGGCCGGCCGGTCCTGCACGGCCGCATAATCGACCAGCGGAACGGATTCGCCGGAGAGTGCTTCCAGCAAGGTCGTGCGAGCCTGATCGGGCGACCATCCGCCATCGATCGCTTGCGCGCGCAAACTGGCGACCAGGTCGGCGGCCAGCCCGCGCACGGCGCCCAGCGAAAAGACCGAATCGAGGTCGCTGATGCGCTTGCGCTCCGCCTGGATGGCCTCAGCCGCGCCGGCTTGCTTCGCGATGCTGTGGGCACGGGTGATTTTCGCCAGTTCGATGACGGGACCGGCGGGGATTTCGCCGACGTTACCGGCCGGCTTGCTTTCTTCGGTCATGGGATTTTCTCCTGGAAATGACCTGTTTATTCCGACTGTTGCGTCAGCCGGCACGGTGACAACGCTCGCCTCCAGCAGCGTCCATCCGGTCACCCGGACGTCTTCGCTGTCGGCGGTTTCTTCCCATCGGTCTACCGAGTAGCCGATCGATACGTTTTTCAGGAATCCATCCCGCACGTCCTGGAAAATCTCATTGGCTTTCGGGTTGCTGGAAAAACGCAATTCTCCCCTGAGTTTCCCAGCATCCAGCCGGACGTTTTCCACCAGTCCGATCGGTTGGCCGCCATCGTGATTCCACAGCAGCGGCAGGCCATCGGCGGCGCGGGTCAGGTTCGCCGCTCCGGCGTCGTGCACCAGGATTTCGTTTCCGTACCAGCGGGACACCGGCGTTTCGCTGGACAGCGCGGCCGGGACCGTGCGCGCTTCGGGATCGACGCGACGAACATCGAGGGTGGCCTTGCGTTCGAAGCGGGCGCCGGTCAATCGGGAGAGATCGCGGGTTTTCATTTCGGCCTCGGCTTTTTGCATCGGGCGTTCATGCGACGGCCTGCATGTCGGGCTGCGGGTCCGGTGCGCTCGGCACGCCCGGCCGCACGTCGAATTCGTCGGCGGCGAGTTGCGCGTCCACCGTGGCCGGGTCGCCGCCGAGATCGCGGATGATTTGCTGGCGACTGCGGAATCCTTGCTCCACCATCAGCGCGAAGGCTTCGATTTCCTTTTTCGGATCGATCCACGGCATTTGCGGCGGGCGCACTTCCGGCCGATAGATGCTGGCTTCGTCGATGGTGGACGGCACTCGCAGCAGTCCGGCCAGCCGCGCCGAATCAACGAAGCGCTGCCAGACCGGGAGATAAAATCGGGCGCGCAGGTAGTCGAACAGGCGGCGGTAATGCGCCACGGCTTCGACGAGTTCCTGCCGCTGAGCCGAATAGGTGCCGTTGTAATTTTTCGCGACGCTGGAGAAACGGGTTCCGGTTCCGGCCGCCACCGCCCGCAACATCGAGCTTCTGAAAGCGTCCAGATTCGGATTTGGTCGCTTTGAATCGATGACCCCGACATCCTCACCCGGCAGCAGGCCATCGAAGATCAGTCCCGGCTCCATCGAAAACGAGCGGGTCGTGGTCCCGTCGTCGTTCGTGGTGGCGGTGACGACGTCGGCCATGCTGGAATCGCGCCGGATGAAGGCGGTCAGGGCGGCGGCGACGCGGGCGGCGATGCGCTCGCTTTCCTCGTAGTCCTTCAGGTCGTCCAGTCGCGACAGCACGGCATGGAAGATCGAGACCCCGCGCGTCTGATGCAGGCGGCGAACGAACTTCAAGTGAAAGGCCCGATCGGCGGGGAGCCAGACGGTATCGAAGCGGCTTCCGAGCGCGGTCGTCATCGAACCGGGATGCACGCGATAGACGTGGTAGCCGACCGGGCGGCCCCATCCGTCTTTCTGCACCCCGTGAACCAGCGACTTCGCCGGGTCGGTCAGGTCGAACGGCACAAAGTCGGCTTCCAGCAGTTCCAGCGCGTAGGGGATGCGCGAGCCGAACGGTGCGATAGCCTTGGTGACGTGCTGGCCGAAAATCTCGCCGTCCCGGAGCCATGTCCGGCAGATCAGCCGTTCCATTTCCGGGCCTGGGAGTTCGCCGGTTACTTCGGGCGCCGCCCAGAATTCGGCCCATAGGTCGGCGAGCTGGCGGTTGAATTCCGGGTCGGGTTCGCGGCTGCGCTTCGCCACCGCCATCGGTTCGATGCCAGCGCCGCTCCCGATGATGTTGGTCACGAGGTCGTCGAGAACGCCCGTTGCGAGGTCGTGATTCTCGTCCAGCCAGCGGCCATATTCGCGCGGATACTGCCGCGCACGATCCATGACGGCATCGGCCGATGCGTTGTTGCCGCGCCGGGGTCGCTGGGCGGTGATGGATACGGCATCGTAGTAGCGCGCGGCGGCCTTCAGCCGGGCCAGCGAGACCATGCGAGACGCGGCCCAGCCGGGGAAGATCGGCGACAGCCAGCGGGTCAGCGCGTCCACGTCGCCACCGAAACGGGCGAACCCGTGGTGTTGCCGGTCGCGATGGCGATGGCGGTCTGGATTTGGGCGATGTGCGCCCGCAAGGCGCGAACGTCGGCGGGCGAAAACGAAACGCGCTTGTCGCCGAGCGCCAAGGTGACGGTCCGCTTGCCGATGCTGACCTCATGCAGCGCGGTTTGCGCTTCGGAAAGCCAGGTCGTCAGGGTCGCGGTTGAAACGCCGGAAAATAGAGACATGCTGCCGGTAGAGCAGCAAATTTTGAAAAGTCAAGCACAAAAAAACCCGCCGGAGCGGGTTTGTTGGATGCCTGCATAGCATCCCATTACTTGCTATGCCCCGGCCGAAACTCTTACTCCGGTATGGCGAAATCTTCCAAACTGCGTCCGTCCTCGATCAGATTTGCGATCCATTTCGGTTTCCGTCCGATGCCCGTCCAAGTCGTTTGGGGATGATCTGGATGCCGGTATTTCGGCGATCCAGTCTGCCGTTCTTTCCGCACTGGTTCGGCGGCGACCGGCGATGCATCCTTTTCTTCGACGAACGCGGCCAGTTCGGTCATGCGAACCTTCAATCGGGCGATTTCCTCTTGCGCTCGGCGTTTCATTTCGTCGCGAATCGCCGCGACTTCGGCGACGTGGCCATCTAATTCGGCTTTCAAGCCATCGAAATCCAGCATCGTGTAATCCATTCGATTCTCCAGATATTAGGGAGAATAGATTCTATGCGAATTGAATCGACCTTTCAATCAAGCCGGATACCGCCACGGACTCCGTTCCGCCCCGCGTTTGCCGGCTTCAGACCGAGTCATGATGCCGGTTGCCAAGGCGCGGGCGATTCCGGTCGGCGTTTCGCCGAAGCGTTCCAGCCGTCTCCAGAGGGTAGCCGGCGCCAGATGATGCGACCGGGCGAGATCAGTCAATCGCCAGCGGCTTCCTTCGTATTCGACAAACCGCATGGAACGGCCTCCACGATGATCGTCCGGCAGGCTTCGGTGAATGGGATTACCGGACTTTCCCGGTCGATTTGCCCGTACCAGCTCAGCGCCCGCCAGCCGGTTTGTTCCAACAGCAGTTCGAATTCATGCCGAAGGTAATGCCGGAAATGATGCGGTGCGGTTTCTGGAGAAAAGGGGACTACCCGCTCGTTCGGCACGCTGGCCAGCAGCCGGTAGGCCGGTAGTTTTTTCAGGAGCTTACGCGGGTCCGGCAGATGTTCGAGAAGTTCGAACGCAACGGCATATTCGAAATGGCCGGTGAATTCGATGGCGTTGAGGTCGGCGACGATGCGCGATATTTTCGGGTTCGGGTAATGCGTCGCGCCGTATTCGACGCTTTCGGCGCTCCGATCGATGGCCAGCACTGATCCGACTCCATCGGCATCCGCCAGAACCGACGCCCCGTAGCCGATGCCGGCGCCGAGATCGATGACGCCGCCGGCCACTTTTTCAGCGGCCCAGCGATAGCGGTTGACGTGGTCCGGCTGAATCCCGGCCAGGGTCGGCGCGACCTGGCGTTCGCCGCTATCCAGCGCCAGCGACTCGTCGGGTTCGGCGGGTGCCTGATCGGCCGTCAGCCCGACCAGGTCGCGGAACCGTTTCCGCTTCGCCGGATAGGTGCGCGGGTCGTGACGATAGCCGTATATCCAGTTCCGTTGGTTCGCGTTCAGCAACCCTGAATCCGCCGGCATCATGACCGTCATCCCGACCGATTCCATGCGGCCGATCCAATAGGCCACGTTGGGATGGCCGTTTTCGACGGCGCCGCTGCGGTGATCGTGATAGTCGGCGCCGAAGATGCGCAGCTCCCGCACGCCGATGAAAGCCGCGTAGACGACGATATAGGCGACCGAGTTGTGAAACCAATCGCCGTGCATGGGATTGACCGCAACCCGCAACCACTCCTGGATTTCGCCGAACGGGTAGCGGCGAACGTGCTCGGGCCAGCCGGCGCAATCGTCGGACGTGATGATCGGCCGGTCGTGCTTCCAGAGCATCGCGCCGTAGTTCGGGAACTTGTCCGCCTCGCCTTGGATATGATCCATGATCCATAGGAGGTCATGACGGAAGACGCCTGCGCCCCGGTTCAGCGTCCAGACCTCATCCGTTCCGGTGACGGCTGGCGAAAGATCGTCGTCGAACAGCCCGGCGAGGTAGGCATTGCGGGAAGGTCCGAGACAGACCAGAGTGACGGATTTCGGCGCGCGGCCGGTGGGGTGATTCCAAGATAAATTCATATGACCTCTTGAAATTCTATCGATATTTGTATACAATAATATCAACTGAAGGAGGAAGGCGATGAACGAAAAACAGATGCAGCACGGTAAAGACTGGCAAGGCCAGGATTTGACCGGCTGGCTGCTGAGCGAAAAATTTGACGGTTGCCGGGCCTTTTGGGACGGTTCCAGGATGTGGAGTCGGCAGGGATTCGAGATTCAGATCCCCGATGCATGGCGTTCCACCCTTCCTTCCTTCGCCCTGGATGGCGAAATCTTCCACCCGGCCGGGCTGGTATTTGCGTCGAATGCCGTGCGCTTGGGCGGCCGTCATTTCGACGGCTGTTCCTTCATCGCCTTCGACGCGCCCGACGTGCGCGGCTACTGGCTGGCTCGGCTGGACGTCGCCCGTTCGTTCGGCGTGCGCGCGGTCGAGGTCACTATCGCCGAATCCACCGACCATGCCATCAGTCTGATGCTTCAGATCCAGGCCAGGGGCGGCGAAGGTCTGGTTGCCCGCCATCCGGGGTTGGAGTACAAGCCCGGCCGCACCGCGCGGCTGCTGAAACTGAAGACCGTCACCCCCAAGCCGGTCCCCGTACGGCAGGTGCCCGTCGAAAATCTGGCGCGGATGAAAGCCGGCAATTGGAAAGTGGCGTGCGCGATGCTGGCGGCGATATGAAAGGCGGCAAGCGCCCGAACGCCGGCCGGCCGCGTCTTTCTCAGGATGAGAAGACGGTGGCCGTTCCGATCCGGCTGACCGAATCTCAGCGCGACAAGCTGAAAGCCCTCGGCGGACCGGCGTGGATTCGACAAACGATCGATTCATCGAACCCACGGGACGCCTGACGGTCGGTTGATGAATCCGCCCTCGCGCCGCTGGGCTTTCGGGGCGGGTTTCGTTTCGGTCGAAGCGCCGGACAGCGCCCGCCAATCCACCGGGCGGGCCATCAGCGCGGCCAGCGCCAGGACGCGGATGTCGAGGGGTTCGTTGCGTCGGTTCGGCGGAAGAAACCACTCCCGCACCGGATGGCCTTTAAAGTATTTCGTTCTGACCTGCTCGCTGGTCAGCATGTCGAAAAAATGCCGGTCGTATGCCAGCGGAAAATGGCAGTAGCCAGGACCGGGCTCCTTCACCCGCAGGCGCGAATACCACGCATCCTTTCCGGTATCGCTCCCGATGTGCCAGAGTTCGGCCCGGTACTTTTTGCTTCTGGCTTTCTTTCCCGTCCACAGCGGGCGGTTTCCGGCTGCTCCCTTGCAGGCATAAAAGTGCTGCCCCTTCCGCTCGGCACAGTAGGCATAGACCTGTGCGGTATGATGGCCGCCGGAATCGACGCACGCGGCCATGACGCGGAGCTTGCGTCCGCTGCTGGTTCGATACGTCCCGCGCAGGAAAACGTCCAGGTCGTTCCATACGTCCGATTTCGCCGGGTCGCCGTGGATGACGCGATATTCCACCCCCCAACTCTCCGGCGGTGCGTCGTTCGATGCCTGATGCCATCCGACGATTTCGGCTTCGAGGCGGTCGTCCTGCACGTCGACGCCCGCCGTTAGATAGCGGACGGCATCCGGCAGAGAATCGCCGCCGTAGTTTTCGCGACGGATCATGAGATTTTCCGGGTCCGATTTTTCGGCTTCCTCTTCCCAGCATTCGCCCAGCGAGGTGTTGATCCATGTCTTGAGCGTTTCGGGCGATTGTTTCGCCGCCAGAAAATCCTTCGCTACATCCGACCAGCGCCGCCACGGGCTGTAAAGTTCGTTGATGTGGAATCCGGCGGTTCCCGTGCACTCGCGTTCGGCGCGCCATTCGCCGGCTTTCAGCATGACCGCCTTGTGCTTTTCCTCGATGACGGCGCCGCAGTCCTCGCACGCCATATAGGCGCATGATGGGTCGTGCTCCGGCCATTTCACGTTGCGCCACCAGAGAACGTGGAAGGTGCCGCAGTGCGGACAGGGTACGTAATAGCGCCGCTGGTCTGACTGTTCGAAGGCGAGTTCGATGCGCGAAATGCCTTTGATGGTCGGGGTGCTCCCGATCACGATGCGGCGGTTGTGAAAGGTCGTCGATCGTTTCACCGCCAGATTGACCGGGTCGCCTTCGGCCCCCGCCGTGGCCGGGAAACGATCCACTTCATCGCAGAGTACGATGCGGATCGGCCGGCTGGACAATCCGGCCGGACTGTTCGCCCCGGCCAGTACGAAATGCCCGCCGGGGAAGCTCTTGGCGAGCAGGGTATTGTTCGAATCCTTCGTGCGCGCTTCGGATACCGATCCGGCCAGCGCGGGCGTGTCGCGGAGCATCGGTGCGATGCGAATCTTGGAAAAACTCTCGGCCATTTCCAGCGTGGGTTGGACCATCAGGATCGGGCTGGGGTCCTGGCTGATGTAATAGCCCAGCAGGTTCAACAGGATTTCGGTATAGCCGACTTGCGCCGATTTCATCAGCACGATGGTCTGCACGCCCGGTTCGTTGACGGCATCCATGATGCCGCGCTGGTAGGGCGCGCGGTCAGTGTTCCACCGGCCCGGTTCCGCGCTGGATTCCCGGCTGAGCCGCCTTTCGGCGTCGGCCCACTGGCTGACGGTCAGCCGAGGCGGCGGTTTCCACTGCCAGCCCGCCCGCATCGCCTGCAAGGCGGGGCGCATAGTCGTCGGGAGAGTATTCGTGCAATTCATCGAGAGCCTCTGCGATCAGAGCGGTTGCCGCCGCTTCGATTTCCTGAAAGGTGTTCGCCGACAGCGCGGCATGGGCGATGCGATAGGGCATGGCGAGCAGTCTGGCGCGCGCGGCGCTGGTCATCCGGCCCCATACCGTCTGAACGACCGATGCTTGAATGACGCCGGCCCGGAGAATTTGAAGTTCCAGTTCCGTCTTGTCGGCTTGTGCCTTGGTGAGCCGGGTTCGCTCTTCGGCATAAGCGCGCTTTTCTTCGCCCGCGCGACCTTGCAAATACTTGATGTATGCATTGGCGCATTGCGCCAGATTCCATGTCCCGTTATCGGCTTTTGGAATCGTTCCGCTATTGGCGAGATTGTAGCATTGTGGGAGCGTGATATTGAGGAGCTTGGCTAGTTCGGCTCCATTGCTGGGGGGTGCGGTCGCTGGTTTATGTGCCATGCTACAAAATCCATTGGTCGATGACGGCGCGAGCGACCGTTTCAGCCATTTTCGGCGGTACCGACATACCAATCATGTACTTTCCGATCTTGTCTGTTTTGGCGTGGTAGTCATCGGGGAATGAGCCTAAACGCTTCCATTCGCGGAAGGTGCATTTACGCATCTCTGCCCAGTGCAGCGTGTCTTTACAGTGAGATGTTAAGGTTGCGATTGGCGAATTTATATTTCCTCGTACTCTGCAAAATGAGCCTGGCTTTTCTCCTAATCTAGATTTTGTGTTGGCGTAGCTATCGCCGGGTTTCGTTTTTGCCCAATACTTGATATCTTCAGGCATAGGCTTTGTGTCAGATTCCTCTGCGCTTGTCAAAACCTGCAAATCCGCGCATGACTCCCCCGCGCTAATCCATCGATGCGTTGGCGCCAGTTTCAGCAATGGCCTTTTGATATCGTTCCGCAGTGCGCAGAAAAATACTCGCTCACGGCGTTGCGGTACGCCACAATCGGCGGCATTCAACAAGAATAGTTGCGGGCGATAGCCGATTTCCTTGAATCGTGCCATCACCAGTTTGGTATAGCCCTTGGCATTTCCGATCAGCATTCCCTTGACGTTTTCGGCGATGACGACTTTCGGTTTGAGTCGTTCCGCTAAATCCAGGTAGTCAAAGAACAGGTCGGATAAGACTTGCTTGGCTTGCCCTTCCCGAAAGTGCTTTTCTTTCCCCCATGCTTTTTCCCTACTTCCGGCCATGCTGAAGGTAGAACATGGCGGCGATCCATCAAGAATATCCAGCGCAAAGAGTTCATCTGGTAGATCAGCGGTTAATAGATCGCGAATCGGGCAAAGGTAATACAGGGGTGGGTTCAGATTGCGCTTGTAGTGCCAAGCCATTTCAGGGTCAATGTCGTTAGCGGCAACGATGCTGCAACCGGCTCTCTTGTAGCCCATGCTGCTACCGCCGCCACAGGCAAACGTGGACATGACCTTGATGTTGTTTTGACGTACATCCTTCAAATCAACTAAATTCCACGCGCAATCAGGTGTGTTTTTCATCAAATTCAAAACCGCAACGCGGACAGCGATGAGCCATTTGATATTCGTCTGTATCGATTTCTTTTGCGCTACTGTCCGGCGCACTTTCAAATTCTTTCTGTCCGATCAAATCGATTCCCGCCAATTCATCCGC